GACATTTAGTGCCATCGCTCATCAGTTCTTCAAAAAGAATCTTCAACACACAACTAACTTGCAACATGAAATGCCTGTAACAGGTGTGACTGTTGTTGAGTCTTGGATTAAAGAAGGCAAGATGGATAAATCACTTCAGCTAGGATTACCTGAGCTTCCTGATGGTACATGGTTTATCGGAACTAAAGTAGATGAAGACCATGTGTGGGAAGATGTGAAGGCAGGAAACATCAAAGGCTATAGCATCGAAGGCTTCTTTAATGAGGTTGGTGTGTCGATGAGTGGTGTGAAGAATTATGAAGCAGAGTTACTGCTTGAACTAGACAACATCGTATCAAGAATTCGTGGTTAATACTTAGTGTTTTGGTTTAGTGTAAAAAAGAAAGGCCCAAACGTGGGCCTTCTTTTTTTAACCTCAAATCAAATAATCATAGAACACATGCGCGAATATACTCCGCAATATTCATCTTGCTTGCTTTCGCGTTTTTTGTCAGCACCTTATACTGCTTATCAGTTAAACGTGCGCTAATCTTTTTGGTGTACGGTTGTTCTGCAACTTTCATAATAGTGAGTATTTAATTATACTGCTAAGATAGTACAAAAGCATCATGTAACAAAACGTGCTTTCTTCTATAATACCCAAACCAACAAAAAATGTCGAACGTAAAAGAACAAATCAAATCCGTATTCGCGAAGTACGGTATTGATCCATCGACAGTAGGTATCAAGTTCGAAGAGGAAGCTGCTGCACCTGTTGCAGAAATCAAGCTTGCAGTCGAAGGTACTCTATCGGATGGAACAAAAATCTACTCAACAGCTGATGAGTGGGTAGTAGGTGTGGACATCTACACAATGGACGCAGAAGGCAACCCGGTTCCTGTACCTGCAGGTGAATACCTCCTTGAGGATGGTGTTACTAAAGTGGTAGTAGGTGAGGATGGTCTTATTGCTGAAATCGAAAGAGAAGAGCAATCAACTGAAATGAGCAGTGAAGACCTAGTAGCTGTTATCGGTCAGTTGAGTGAGCGCATTGCAGCACTTGAGACTGAGAAGACTGAGCTTGCTGCTGCGGTTGAATCTGCTAAGAAAGATGCAGATGCTGTTAAGGCTGAACTTGCTTCAGTTAAGAAAGCACCTGCTGTTCCTTCAGTTAAATCACAAGAATTTAAAAAGAACGCTGCACCTGTAGTTGCATCGAATGGTAGTTCATTCAGTGACTTCATGGCTGACTTGCGTGCTAAACAAGTAAATAAATAAATATAAATAAATAAGGGATGCAATTATCACGCATACCTCCAGAATTAGACCCGATTATGCCAACAACAACTTCACTTACCACCACCTATGCCGGTGAGCTAGCTGGTGAAATCTGCGCCAAAGCGTTGCAGAGCAATGTATCTACTCAGTATGTTACATTCAAACCTAATGTTCCTTACAAGTCAGTAGCTCGTAAAATCGACGATACTGTAACTTTCGCTGCAGGTACTTGTGACTTTACACCAACAGGTACTATCACACTTACTGAGCGCATCTTGACTTTGGAAGAGTTCCAAGTACAGCGTCAAATCTGTAAGAAAGACTTCTTCACCGATTGGTCAACTGCTGATGTAATGAGCGGTCGTGTAAACACACAGATCAGCGATGCTATCGTTGAGCGTTTGGTAAGCGGTATCGCTGCTAACAACGAAACTATCATGTGGTCAGGTGTTAACGCAACAGCTGGTCAGTACGACGGATTCGAAACTTTGATTACTGCAGGTGGTTCAGGTGCTGTATCTGCCGGTTCAGGTGCAATCACTAGCGGTAACGTTATCGCTACCATTTGGGACGTAATCAATACTGCGTCTGTTGGTGTGAAAGGTGCTGCTGAAAAGCCAACACTTTACATGGGACAAGCTGTATGGGAAGCTTACATGCAAGCTCAAATCGCTGATGGCAACGGATGGTATGCTACTGCAGGCCCAGAAGTACAGAAGCGTTTCGTAGGTATGTACGAAATCGCAGTGTGCCCAGGTATGAGTGCTAACACTATCATCTTCGCACAGAAGTCAAACCTGATGCTCGGTACATGGCAGGAAAACCAAATGAACGAAGTGTTCATTTTGGATATGCAGAATCTTGATGGTTCACAGAACGTTCGTTACGGTGCACGTTTCTATCTCGGTGCTCAAATCTGCGTAGGTGAGGACATCACATACTGGAAGTAATCTTTAATCTAACAAGGGGGTGTAACAGCCCCCTTTTAAAACTATATAAAATATGGCTTGTGAATTAACTCAAGGCTTTACACTCGGTTGCTTAGAAGGCATCGGTGGTGTTAAAGAAATTTTGATTGCTAACTATGACGACTTTACATCCGGTATCACTTACGGTGGCCCTGATGGTGAGGTTGATGGATTGCCAACTGCAACCATCTATCGTTATGTTCCATTCCGCAACAGCGGCTCTTACGTTGAGACTGTACAAAAGAACCTTGAAACAGGTACTTTGTTTTTCTCACAAGAGGTTCAATGGACTTTCGGAAAATTGAATCAGGAAATGCGTAACGAGTTCTTGAATGTTGCTAAAGCAAAGATGATTGTATTCGTACGCACCAATGACGACCAAATCTTGTTGCTCGGTGCAGGTGAAGGTGCGCAGTTGACTGCAGGTACTGTTCAATCAGGTGCGCAGAAAGCGGATTTGATGGGTTACCAAGTTACAGCGGTTGCTGAAGAACTCACTCCAGCTGTACACCTTGAGCCATTTACAGCAGTACCTTTCGACAACTTCGCAGGTATTACTGTAAGCCCCGCTTACTAAGGGTTTTTGGTTTCTAATTGTGTTCTGTTATTGATTGTGAAAGGGGCAGGTTATTCGTAACTTGCCCTTTTAATTTAAGCAAGCATGATATATTTAAACACCAATACGTCAAACCAACAAGTGTTCTTATCACTTGATGAGGCAAGACAGTATTTTTCTACTGCATATACTGACTACTTGCTAGTGCTTACTCACGAAGAGAACAGCACAACAGGTACATACTTAGCACAAGTGCCTACGATTGTTAGCGAATCGGTGCGAATTACGCAGTTAATCGTTACTACTATTACACTAACTTTGCCGGGCAGGTATCGGTATGAGGTGTATGGACAAAATTCAAACAGCAATACAGATCCAGATGATGCAGTCGTAGTAGGATTGCTTGAGCGTGGATATGCTGTACTAAAATCAAATGACCAATGGTATGATGTGCCTACTGATATTATACCTAATGACATAATCTATGGAGCATAAAGAATCAAATATCGTATCGCTAAAGCTTTCGGAATACGTAGCAAAGAGCGATGCTGAAAAGGTAGATAGGAAAGGGTGGGTTAACTATGGCGCGGAAAACGATTTCCCCGAATACTTGCGTGACCTTTCACACGAATCACCTGTGCATGGTAGCTTGGTAGTAGCCATCGGTGATATGATTGCAGGTAAGGGTATCCAGTCCGAGCAGTATCAAGCTGAACTAGACGCACTGAAAGTTGATGAATTAACCTATGCGTGTGCTCATGACTTGAAGCTGTTTGGTGGTTTCTTCATCGAAGTGATTTGGAGCAATGATAGAACGGTGATATCAAAGCTGAATGCTTTGCCGTTTGAAGAATGTCGTATAGCTATCAATCAAGAAGACGAAAGTGAGATAGGTATTTACCACAGCTACGATTGGTCGAACATTCGCAAGAAAAAGAACACACCCGAATTCATACCCAAATACAACTATTTAACACGCGAACAAGAGCCGCGTCAAATCTATTGGTGCTTCACATATACAGGCAGCGATGTGTATCCGCGCCCTGATTACTGGAGTGCTATCAACTATATTGAGCTAGACAAGCAGATATCGATATTCCATATCAACCAAATCAGTAACGGCTTATTCCCTTCTACCATTATCAACTTCTATAATGGTCAGGCAACACCTGAGCAGAAGCAGCAGATGATGATGGATTGGGAGAATAAGATGAGCGGTGCGCGGAATGCAGGTAAGGTTGTGATGTTTTTTAACGAGCGCGATCAACCTAAAACTGAAATCACTCCCTTCCCGGTTAATGATGCAGATAAGCAGTATCAATTAATGAATGATACGGCACAGCAGAAGATAATCACTGCGCATCGTGTAACTACTCCATTGCTATTTGGTATTCGCGAAACATCAGGCTTTGGTAGCAACAAAGATGAGATGGCAACAGGTCTTGAGATATTCAATAAGCAAGTGATTGAGCCGTATCAACAAAAGATTAATCAAAGTATTACCGAGCTGTTGAGCAATCAAATGCCGGGTGTTAGCTTTGAGATTGTACCAAATACTCCACTTGTAGCAGAACAAACATCTGTAGTAACCGATGCGAATGCAACAGGCACTACTACGGATGTTGCTGCTACGGCTTTGAATGGTGCGCAGATTGCTTCGCTTGTTGACATCGTAATGCAAAGTGCTGCAGGTGCATTGCCTGTATCAAGCGCACAGGCTATTGTTAGTGCCGCATTCCCAACATTACCTGCAGATGTGGTT